GGTCGAATCGCCACGGCTTGACGGTGATGGTGCTTGTGTGGATGCCGAGTTTCTTGGCAATCTCCACGGTGTCATCTGTGGATCCTGTGTCGAGGATGTAGAGATGGTCCGCTTCACGCGCCGACTGATACCAACGCTCGACGAATTGGGCTTCGTTCAGAGCAATGGTATAGACGGCGATTTTCAACGATGCCCCCTGATGGCGATTACGCTGTTGGTGCGTCTGGGATTAGCTGCCAGTTAAGGTCAGCCTCAACCCATTGGTAACGCTTGCCGTCTGTTGGCATTGGTGTTGGCGCTTCCCAGAGATACGAGTCGGCGTTCAGCTTCCATGATGGAAATGGCTGAGGCGCGTGGAATCCGGTGCCGTCCCATGTGTAGCCGATGCCGGCAAAATTATAATTTAAAGCTTCTCCGCCATCGGGATTTCCATCTGAACCATAATGAACCCCTCCTCTAGTGTTATAGGAAGTTTTGATCCAAGTTCCACCTAAATTATCTACAAGCCAAGAATATCCTTCATCGGAATCATTGTTATTACCCACTAGAACACGAATGACTTTATTATCGCTACTGATTTCGGCAAAATGTGACATATTTTCTCCTTATGTATGGAATGTGCCGTTAGAAGTAAATGCGTGATAAACATATCCGCCAGAAATAGTTATAGTGCCGCCGGTCGCTCGTGCGGAAGAACCAGGGTATCGAACAATAATTAAACCTGATCCACCAGCTCCGCCATAAACCGTTCCCGAAGCGTTCCAAGTACCACCACCACCACCACCGGTATTAATTTTGCCAGAAGCTCCAGTTACATTTCCAGTGCCAACTCCACCACCACCGGCATAAGCAGTTCCACCGCCATTACTTCCACCACCGCCACCACCACTTGCAATATAACCAGAATCACCCAAAGAAGTAGCCGTAAGCCAAGTTGAATAGGTTCCTAAACCTAAACCACCAACTCCACCAGTATTAGTACCGGAATTGTAATTTCCGCCAGACCCACCAGCTCCACCGCCACCACCGCCAGCAGAAAATGTATTTCCAGCCGTATAACCTAAACCTCCCGAAGAACCGTAACCAGTTCCTCCGGTAGAAGTTTGTGTAGATGAACCACCTGTTCCGGCTCCGCCACCACCACCACCCGAACCACCAGCAGAAGCACTTACGATATTACTGAAATCTCCACCATAACCGCCACCAACAGCGGCAGTGTAAGAACCAAAAGTAGAATTTACTCCGACAGCTTGTCCGACATTGTAATAAGCTCCACCTGCTCCTCCAGTACCTATTGTGCAAGTGTAAGCAGTCGAATTAGCCAAAGTTTGAGCTGTAGCCGTAAAAATTCCGCCCGCTCCTCCAGCACCAGAATTTCCTCCACCACCGCCGCCAGCGACAACAAGAATGTCGGCAGAAATTTTGAGATGGCCCGAAATACCTGATGCAAGGATTCCGTTAATCAGGATTGGTGTTGGCATTTTAGGCGATGTCTCCGAATACGGTAAAGCTAGGAGTTGCGCCGCCAACGGTACAAACGATTGAAGCGCCTGAATACTGAGCCCGAGTCTTAGGAGCTGCGGCCGTTGCGCCTGTTGAGGTAATTATGACGCCAGATCCAGCGGCGAGAGTTACTTGGCCAGCTGCAATCTGTTGAATGTCAATAACTTGACCCGCGGTAAATACTGATGGCGGGACGGTAAGTGTGATTGCGCCTGAGTTAGACAAGGTCACAAGAGCGCCAGCGTCCGATGCTTGGAGCGTGTAGCTGGTACCAATTTGAGTGTTGAAAGTCAACGCGGGAGCTGCGCCATAGGCATACGCTAGGGAAGTCCATGCTGTTGATCCGTTGCCAATCTTGAATTTGGCGGTATCTGTCTCGTAACCGATTTCACCAGTTGCCAGCGTTGGATTGTTGGATGTCCAGTTGGCTGCGGTGTCGCGGCGTTGTTGAAGACGTGTTGTCATGTGTTTTCTCCTAGTTTAGAAGCTGACAGTTGAAGCGCCAGCGTCGATTGTATAAGTCCATGACGCCGTTGTGCTACCACTAGCACTCGCGTCGTAAATAATGTCTACATTCGGAACGGATGCTCCACCGTCGACGTAATTGACGATGAATGTTGCGCCCGATGCACCAGTGGGTCCTGTTGGGCCAGTAGCTCCCGCCGTTCCAGTCGCACCAGTCGGTCCCGTCGGTCCGGTGACAGTTGAAGCTGCACCCGTTGGACCAGTGGATCCCGTCGGTCCGGTGACAGTTGAGGCTGCACCCGTTGGACCCGTCGGTCCAGTGGCACCAGTTGGGCCAGTGACAGTTGAAGCTGCGCCCGTTGGACCAGTCGGACCAGTGGCACCAACAAGACCAGCGACGGCGAAATTCCAGATTGCCGGCGTTCCCGACCCGCCGATGGTGTCGACATTGAGAACCAAGGTCGTTGTGTTGATGGAAGTGATGACGCCTTCCATGTAATTCGTTGGAGATACTGGATAAATGGCGCGGATTCGCTGACCGACGATATAAGCGCCTTGATATGAGCCAGCAAGCGTGAAGGTTTGAGATCCAGTTGCAATCGTGACGGAAGTGAGAGAAGCGACGCCAGAATATCCAGCGCCCGTTGGTCCTGTTGGTCCAGTAACGGTTGAAGCTGCGCCCGTTGGTCCCGTCGGTCCCGTAGGACCAGTCACCGTTGAAGCTGAACCCGTCGCACCCGTCGGACCCGTCGGGCCAGTGACAGTCGAAGCCGCACCAGTCGCACCCGTCGGTCCAGTCGCACCCGTCGGTCCAGTCGCACCCGTCGGTCCAGTGACAGTTGAAGCTGCACCCGCTGGGCCAGTCGGTCCCGTTGCACCAATCGCACCCGCTGGGCCAGTTGGTCCGGTAACAGTTGAAGCTGCGCCCGTTGGTCCAGTTGGGCCAGTGGCACCGATAGCACCGACAGCACCATCGAGGTTAACTGTCCATGATGTGAATGTGCCAGTGCCGACGGTCTTAGTGACAGTCAGAACAAGTGCGCCAGTTGCCGAGTTATAGCTGACAACGTCACCGATGAAATATGCCGATGTCGTATTAGCAACGATGACGGACTGTTGCACGGAGTATTGAAGGCCTGTGCCAATAGTGATGGTCTGTGATCCGCTGACTGGAAGTGTGACCGATGTTGTCGATGAGGTTTGATACTTATCGCCAATCGGACCCGTGGGACCAGTTGGACCAGTCGCACCCGTTGGGCCAGTCGAACCAGCCGAACCGTTAGCGCCAGCAGGACCAGTGGGTCCAGTCGCACCAACAGCACCAGCGGGGCCAGTGGCACCCGTCGGACCCGTTACTGTAGAAGCTGCGCCTGTGGCACCCGTTGGCCCGGTCGCTCCCGTCGGTCCGGTTGCACCCGTCGGCCCCGTTACTGTTGAGGCGGCTCCTGTTGGTCCCGTCGCACCCGTCGGCCCCGTAACCGTTGAGGCTGCGCCAGTGGGACCCGTGGGACCAGTCGGCCCAGTCGTGAGGGAAATCGTAGATATTGTGCTGTCAACAGCGTCAAGACGTGCTCTAACCGATGCCTTGGAACCTTTCGGATTCGTTCCGAGTTCCGTTTCAATCGCATGGATCGAGTCATTCGCATTAGCGTGCTCCGTTGCGTGGGGAACGGTAGACGAATCGAGAGTATCCGTTGCCTGTGGGTTGACGAATGTGTCAATTCCGTTGGGATACTGTGTCGTCACGGTTTCTCCTTAATTGTTGGGGGATTAGATCAACGTCAGGGGGAAACGCTGATCTAATCCTTTACTTCTCGGGGTTGAGCGCCTGTTCGCGAAATGGTAAGTGGTGGCGGTTATCGAGCCAAAAATCTTTTTTGTGGGCCAAGATTGCGCCAGTGTTGCAGTGCAGTGGAATTCCTAACGATGCAAGGCGCTTGGAGAATAGTAAATCCTCGCCGAACCATTGACCGTTGATAGCTCCATCGACGAACCATGCCCAATCCTTGCCTTGATGGGCTGTCGTTTCTTCTTGCAATTTCAGCAACACGCTTCGGTGAATCAGTAAGCAACCAGTACCCGATGCGTCAATTTTGATGACTGAATCCTCGGGATAATCGTCAAGCGGGACCAATCCACGACCTTCGATTTCGTTGTAGATGGTCGGTACCGGACGAAGATGGTCATCGTCATTGAAGAATGCGGCGAAGACAAGAGCTGAGACAACTGGACGCTCCTTGTCGTGAGCGGTGTCAATCAGCTTGTCGAAGTTGGGAACCGTGAGGCGCTCATCTGCGTCCATCATGAGAAGCCACGGCGCGTCAGTCTGCGCGAGGTAATTCTTGACGAGGATGTTGCGAGAGCGGGCGATAAGTCCTGAATTCGAGACTTGAACGAATGCGTCAAAACGCTCGGGGCGTTGGCGTGCGATATGGATTAAGTCGATGACAAGTTGTGCGTTGATTTTGCCATCGTTAATCATTCCGATGCAGACTTTGTCCTTGGACTTCATCGGGTTTCCGCCATTGGTGTGACCGCTGCGGTTTCGCGGTATTGGCCTTCTAGCTCGGAAATAAGATCATCGAGCTTGGAAATGCCATCGTTCTGAACAATTTCTCGGGCTGATTTCAAGCCTTCTAAAAAAATGGATTTCATATTTCCCCCAGTAAGTGTGTCGGTGCGCCGACTCTACCCGAAGGCAGAGCCAGCGCCACGACTCTAGCTATTAGTAGCCAGAAGGTGCAACAGCACCGGTTCCGGTGACGGCTGTGACAGCCTTCGCGAAACGGTGTGCAAGAGCGACATAACCGTAGACTTGGAAACGGACTGTCAAGTTTGCTGACAATACGTCTGGAAGTACGCGGGTCTTGACGCCTGACTCGAACAAGTAAGAATCTGAGAACTTACCGATCAAGATTGGGCTCTGGTTTGTTGATGAGCCGTAGGTCTTTGTGATGGTTGCATCGACGTAGACAGGTACACCGTGGATTGTTCCAACGAGACCCTTTGATGCGCCCGGAGCCTTGTTCACACCGTTGGCGTTGAATGGGCCAGCAGCGGTAGGAACAATAAGCGGACGAGACTGTCCGTCAACCTGAGCTGACAACCAGTACCAAGTTGATGGGTGCATAACGATGGCCTCAACGTCCTTGTAACGGTTAGTTACAACTTGGCTGATACCAGCGGCCATGGCCTTGAGTCCACCAACAGCTGATGGTGTTGTCTCGGTCCATGTGGTTGGGATTCCGTTTGTGGTGTCGGTTCCAAGGGTGATGAAGCCCTTGAGTGTGCCTGACGTTCCGTCGCCGGTACCAACGACAGCAGCGTTGAGTTGCAACGCGTAATCTGCCATAAGGTCACCGAAGACCATGCGATCCAAGCCGCCTGCAAGTGGAGACTGCTCGACAAGCTGAATCGAGACGTTCTCGTAACCTGAGATGGTGCGGACTGGTGCGGTTACTGTTGAAGTAACCATGTCGCGGATTGTTGTTGCAGAGTTGTCTGGGTTCTGGAATGCAGTCTTAGAACCGAGAGTAATTGCTGGGATGTTGATGCTGTCTGTACCAGCTGGCAGAGCCATGTTGGTTGTCAAGTCAGCGGTTACACGAGCAGCACGAGCGAACTCTGCGTATTCGTTGATGAGGTAGAGAGGTGGTACGAAATCTCCACCGGTACCGTTGGTCAAG